AAGGGGCTCCACCCGGAATCATCTTTTCATCTGAAGGAGAACAGCAGAAATGGCATCGAACAGACTCAGTACCAGCATGTCCAACCCGGCCAACAAGTACGGCTCATATCTTGCCGATCAGTTGGCCCTCGCCAAAGGCGGGAATCCCGCAGGCACCACGTACTACGTGAATGCCGATCCGGGTGATCCGGGTCTTGACACCGCAGACGGGCTCACCCCGCAGACGGCGTTTCTTACGATGGGAAAGGCCCTCTCGACCGCTCAGACCCTCGATACGATCTACTTCTGGGGTGATGTGCGGGAGGAACTCACAGGGGATCATCTGAAGTTTGATATCACCATTGTGGGTCTTGGGTCTTTGCATCACCCGGATTCTCCGGCAGCGGGGTACAAGGTGGGCAGTTCCATGTGGCGTCCCCCGTCGTCTCCGACCGCAGCAACTCCGTTGCTCAAACTCCGGGGCCGTGGCTGGAAATTCATCAACGTGGCGTTTGACTGCCCGGTGGATGCGGCTGCCGTGTATATGGAACGGAATGCCCTCTCTGGGACATCGGAATACGACCCGAGCCATGCCAGTTTCTATGGCTGTCGGTTTGTGGACGGCAAGTACGGGATAGAGGATAACGGCGGGTGCTACAACGTGACCGTCGAAGACTGTGAATTTAAGGCCATGACGACAGCGGCGATTGCCAACACCAGTACCTCGGTGGCGAATCCGCTCAACTGGAAGATCAGAAACAACCGATTCCCGTCGAACGTGTCCAGCTTCGGGAATGCCACCCATATCGACTCGCCGCTGAACTGTGCGGTCATCAAAGGCAATGCCTTTGGGACGGTCACGAGCACGGCGCTGTATGTTGATCTGACAGGTGGAAACGGAAATATCGTGACGGAGAACATCCTGGCTGGTCTCTATGACACGACCGATTACGTGTCTGGAACTGGTGACATCTGGTATCAGAATTGGACGGTCGTGAAGGCGACGACCTCTCCTGATGGGACTTCGATTCTGCCTCCTGCGGCGTAAGCTGTGTGGCAGCGCCTCTGCGCGTGGTGTTGGACACCTCTTGAAAAGGTGGACCCGGCCACGCGCTTGAGGTGTGCCTGCGGATGGGTGTGGGACTAACAGCCTATAATGCCCGTGCAAAGGTCGTTCAGCGAGCACGAGACGAACGGGTTCGTCCTCAAGATGTCCCGCGACTCTTCCGATGGCTCCAAGAGACGAAAGCCCCGCAGCCATCCTGGGATGAGTTCAAGCAATCTATCCACACGGTTCTGAAAACAGGTCAAAACCGGATGCGGCAAGACACCAAGCGACTCGCCAAGATCGAGAGCGTCACCAAGCAATTGGTTGAAGCCCTCGAATTGGGAGCCTCCCTCGACATCGCGGCGGCCTATTCAGGCATCCGCCCTGCCGAATTCAGAGAGTGGTTGGCCCTGGGCCACGCACGTCCTCGGTCCATCTACGGGGCCTTCCTGTCTCTGATTCAAGCGGCGATTGCCAAATGCGATGTGCAAGACCTCCAGGTGGTGTCGAAAGCCGCCGCCGGGGGAGAGTGGAAAGCGGCTGTTGAACGTCTGAAGATGCGGGGTTTTGGGAACCAAGCCGATCCTGAGAAGAAGCCCATCAACGTCAAGATCGTGAATTATAACTTTGCGGCTCCGGCTCAGAAAGTCATCGCGCAGACGATTGACTATGATACCCTAGAGCCTGTTCAGGAGGAATCAGCCCGTGCCATTACTTCCGGGGAAGAGTCAGAAGACGATCTCAAAGAATGTGCAGACGCTAATGCACGAGGGGAAATATCCACAAAAGCAGGCCGTAGCTATCGCGTACTCGAAGAGCCGAGGGGGGAAACCTCGTCGAAAAACAACCAAGAAAAGGAAGTAAATCATGGCATCAACGATTGAGACACTCGCACGAAAAACTCCTGCGTTGTATGACGCGGATGCAGAAGCGAACGAAACGCCGTGGGCGAAAGCCTTGGCTCGGTATCGGGCCAAAGGAATGAGTGAAGCTGAGATCAGCAAATATCGGACTTCGTGGCAGCAGAAGCAGGAGAAAGATAAAGTGCAGTCTTTGGCCTCTCGCAGCAAGAAATAACGAAAGAAGACTCGATGAACCTCCGCCAATATATGTGTGATCTGACACTCGGGCAGTTCTCTGCCGTGACAACGGCTGGGTCTATTTTTACCTTTCGGACTGACCCGAATGCTGATAAAATCGTGAAGATTAAACAGCTTTTTGTGTCACTCGGTTTTACAGGAACAGCGGAAGCGACCACGCAAATTTATCAATTAAAGATGTTTTCTGCGGCCACCCCGTCTGGGGGAACGGCGATTACGGTAACGAAACAATTGTCCACACAGCCCGCTTCGTCAATTCTTGACATTCGGAGTGCAACGATTTCTGGCACATCCCCATTAACGGTGACGGATGTGGCGTTTGATGCGGCGATGCGGAGTTTTAACTGCGCGCGTCGTGTCGGCGTGTCTCCTGTCGTCTTGATGGAGCCGTATACCGAAATGAAACGCGCTGAATCAGGCTGCATTCTTCTGCCCGGTGAAGGATTTGCGATTCTGATTGCGAATAACGCGGTGGTAGGAGATATTATCACTGGCTGTCTGACATGGACCGAAGAAGATAAGCTGGCCGTATAGGAGCCGGGTATACTCGGCTAGGGACGTAATTCTTATTTAGACGCGGTAAGTTCTCCCCGCAGGAAGGGTCTCCTGATGACTCATCGAATTGATTTGGGTGCCTTTAACCACCTGAAAGAAACCAAAAAAGCTGCTTGCTTGGCTGATCGAATCACGGACACAACTTCGACAGGTGCGGTTGAGCTTGAAGTTATCGTTCCTGATGTGAAATTGTGGGTGATTCAGCAACTCGGGGCGTTTCATCAACAAAGCGTGTCCCGTGATGCGGAATTCTATATTAAAGATGAAATAGGGCAGCGCGTGGCGGTGCTGAGTACAGAGTCTTTATCAAGAAGTAGTGTACCACCTGGCCGATTTAAGACCTTTGTGGGGAATGCCTCATCATATGTGCCAAGTGGATGGTTCATTGGTGTTCGGTGGTTTGGCATTGATGGTTCAGGGTTCACTCGATTTTTATATCATGTCACTGAATTGGATTTAGATTGATGCGACCAGAGACTCCTATGTCTATGACTGATTACGATAAGCAAGAAAAGATGAAAACCCGTGCTCGAAAGAAACATCCGAAGATTATGAAGCATGAGAAAATGGCTGAGGCGGCTCATGCGAAAGCAGATATGAACCGAGCGATGGGTGACATGCACAATGCCAAAGCCCGAGCCATGTTGATGAAAGTCACACAGGTCATGTCTAAATCAGAAAAGAAATAAGTATGCCCCACACCATTTCCACTTGGAAAGAAGTCATCGCGGACACGAAGACTGATCCAACTTGGCATAAAGCCTTTAGTCGGTTTATCAAAAAAGGTTACAGCGAAACTGAACTGAAGCAGCAGCATCAAGCCTGGAAATCTCAGCAAGTTAAGCAAGTGATGTCGAAATCGGAGAAGAAATGAAGCTCTTCGGTCTTTCTCTGTTTCTCTTGAATTTATTGGCAGCCGTCTATCTGCTTCCTGTTGAAGCGCAAAGTGTCGCAGAGCAGCCGGTGAAGCAGATTCAACTTTTGGATTTGTCTGCTCCGCATATGGATGCTCTTCTCCGGTTGATTGAAGTGGAATATTCTATGCGCCTTGGAACAGGACCCTATATTTCTTTTCCTGATGATACCACAGTGATTGTACTGTCTGGTGAACTTGGGAAAATATATGTGGATGGTTGTGGATGCCTCGGTCAGGTGTGGAATTTTGCCCCTCACACAGCAATTGTGATTGCGGACTCTGAGCGGGCTGATCCTGAAGAAGTCTTAGTGCATGAACTGATTCATGTCCTGCAAGCGGCTGATGGACGGATTTTTAACCGGATGCCCTCAGACCTTGCTGAGCATGAAGCCTATTTAATCGGCGGTCACATTGTTGATACATTGAATCTGCTACGGGATCACCGTGGGCTGTAATGGCACCCCCGAAACGGTCTTCATCCAGAGTTCATAAGTATGTCGAAGGAGATTTGACTCGGACAGCCGAGATTCAGATTCCTTTTCGGTTTACTCCGAGAAATTATCAGGTCATTCCATTCAATGATATCCAGAATGGTATTAAACGGATTGGGTTGTGCTGGCACCGTCGTTCTGGAAAGGATAAAACATGCTGGAACTTGCTGATCTCGGAAGCCTGCCGCAAAGTGGGGACGTACTTTTACGTCTTCCCCCTGCTGAATCAGGCCCGAAAAGCGATTTGGCAGGCGAGGGGGAAGGACGGCATCAAATTTCTCGATCACATTCCTCCGGCCCTCATCGACGGGGAGCCCAAAGACACCGAAATGCTGGTGAAATTGTGGAACGGGTCGATTATTCAGTTGTTGGGGTCAGATAATGCCGATGCGTACCGAGGAACGAACCCTATCGGAGTGGTTTTTTCCGAATTCGCCTTTACGGACCCCAAAGTTTGGAATATGTTTCGACCGATTCTGGCTGAGAACGGCGGATTCGCGGTCTTTAACTCAACTCCTCTCGGTAAGAATCACTACTATGATCTGAAACAAAAAACTGAAGGCAATCCCCGCTGGCATTGGACCACATTGACCGTCGAAGATACGTTTAATGAGAATGGGTCCCCGGTGGTGACGCAAGAGATGATCGAAGAGGATCGTCTGTCAGGGATGGACGAAGAGTTTCTCCAGCAGGAGTATTACTGCTCCTTTACTGGAAGCATGATCGGAAGCTACTATGGCCGGTTGGTGGAAGAGGCCGAACGAGAAGGACGAATCGGAATCTCAATCCAATACGATCCCGTACTTCCAGTGTTCACCGCTTGGGATATTGGGACACGAGATACGACTACTCTGTGGTTTTATCAAAAGAAAAATCGTGGTATTTATTTTATCGACTATTTCGAGGATTCTGGGGAAGGGGTAGAGCACTACGTCAAGCATCTTTATCAGCAAAAGTATACGTACGCGAAGCACTATACACCCCATGATATCAAGAAACGGGACTTTTCAACAGGAAAGAGCGCGATTACTGTGGCGTCTGAACTGACGGGTAAATCGAATTTCTTTACGGTGGTGCCGGTGATGGATGTGGAAACGGGCATCCAAGCGGTGCGTTCCATCTTCCCACGGTGCTTTTTTAACTCGATTAAATGCAAACGGGGTATTGATGCGTTGAAGGATTACCATAAGCGATGGGATGACGAAAGGAAGATTTTTTCGACCACACCGGAGCATTCGTGGTCGTCTCACGCAGCGGATGGATTCAGAATCTTTGCAACCAGTTTTGAAGAACCCCGAGTATCGTCTGGTGAATTGCAAAGACGACGCCCCTCTCCTGTAGGAGCATCTAGCACTGATTGGATGCGGAACTGACCATGATTGAAGACGTGTCATACCAGATGGCGGGAAAGAAGGACCCTTTTCTTCAGAAGGCACTCAAACGCCTGAAGTGGGCGGGTGAATTCGATAGCCATAATCGAGAAGCCTTTTCCAAGGATATGAAATTCTTCCTTGGTGAAGACCAGTGGGATGCTAAAATCAAGGCTGACCGGGATTTGGATGGCCGCCCTTCACTGACTATTAACCAGCTTCCTCGGTTTGTGGATCAGGTCATCGGTGACATTCGGCTGAATCGCCCTCGCATTAAGACGCGGCCTGAATCAAAGGACGCGACAGTTGAGATGGCGAAAGTCATCGACGGCATTATTAAGAACATCGAATATCAATCGTCGGCTGAAACCGTCTATGATAGTGCTGCCGAGTCAATGGTGGCAGGGGGTTTGGGAGCTTGGAGAGTTACCACAAAATATGCTGAGAATGACACGTTCGAGCAGGATATTAGGATCGAATGGATTCCTAACCCGCTCAGTGTGTATTTTGATCCACGCCCATTTGATCTGGATAAGACCTTCGCTGAGTGGTGCTTTGTCACTGAGTGGCTCAGCCGTGATGAATTTACGGAGCAGTATCCTGATGTGAACCCCGCCTCGTTGCCAGATGTGGGGTCTGGAGATACCGCAGGGTGGTTTGATAAAGATAAAGTCAAGATTGCCGAATACTGGATTCGAGAAGCGATTACCAAAAAAATTGTCCAGTTTTCTGATGGGACCGTGCTGGACGAGGATAAAGCGGCTGACCGCCTTGAGCAGGAAAAGGCGAAGCGTACCATGCTGGAAGTGACGACGCCGGGTGCGCCTGTTCCTCCAATGGTTGAAGTCGTCTCCGAGCGGATGGTCTCGTCTTATCGTATTCGCCGGCATATGATCTGTGGGGCGGAGATTCTGGAAGGACCCGAAGAGTTCCCTGGGACCATTATTCCTATTGTTCCGGTATACGGGAAAATGGTGGTGGTGGATGGAAAACGGCATATTCGTGGCATGACGCGCAACGCGGCTGATGCCATGAGAATGTATAATTACTGGCGTTCAGCGGAAGTGGAATTCGTCGCCCTTCAGCCGAAGTCCCCCTGGGTGGCTACCGCGAAGCAGATTGAAGGATTTGAGAACGACTATAAAGAGGCCAATCGTCGAAATATCGCGGTCTTGAGGTATAATCCTGATCCTTCGACTCCGACACCCCCGCAGCGGCAAGAGCCTCCAACGGCGTCTCCTGGGATGTTTCAAGGATCGACCCAATCATTAGAAGATTTGAAATCGACAATGGGGATGAATGATGCCTCGTTGGGCCTTTCAGGGAATGAACGAACGGGTAAAGCCATTAACGCCCGTCAAGCGGTGGGTGATACCGGGAATTTTCCGTATGCTGATAATCTGTGCCGAGCCCTGCGACTGACCGGCAAGATTCTGGTGGGCATCATCCCGAAAGTCTTTGATACCAGCCGTGTACTTCGTATTCGGCAGCATGATGATACTGAAGACCTCGTGCCAGTGAATACTCCGGAACGGGGTGAGAATGGGGAACCCCTGATTCTCAATGATTTGTCTATCGGTCGTTATGGTATCATCATTGATACCGGACCCTCCTTCTCCACGATGCGTCAAGAAGCGGCTGAAGGGCTGATGCAATTCGGAATGAATTATCCCGAGGCTCGCCCTGTGATGATGGATTTGGCGGCGAAGTCTCAGGATTGGGAATACGCTCAAGAGATTTCTGAGCGTCTCAAGAGGCTGGTGCCTCCGAATGTGTTGAAGGATATCGATCCGAGCACGTTGCCTCCTGATCCGAAGCAAGTGATTGCGGAATCAAAGGCTGAGATTGCGAAGATCAAGATTGATTTGGAAAAGTTGAAAGTGATGAAAGCCTCATTGAATGTCCAGAAAGAGGGCACTAGCGTTCGGAAAGAAGTGCTGGATATTCTAGAACAACTTTTTACACCAAGCGAGAGGGGGTGAACATAGCATGAAGATCAAGACAGACGAGTCTCAGCCCATGAACGAAAAAGAAGTCTCGAAGGCTCAGGTTTCTCCGAAAGGGGCGGGGGCTGATCGTCAGCCGGAATCGAAGATGGCGGTTGATGGACTGGCCTCTGGTAAGTACAGTCCGAGAAAAGGTTCGCCACGGAGCTAAGACCAGATTCATTGATTGACGGCACTCGACCGTATCGAGGCACAGGGGAGCATACTCGTGAGTCAAACCCAGACCACTACTACCGTTGAGAAAACGGGCGCGGAAGCCGTACAAAGTCTTGGAAGTCAGGCTACTTCCACAGAAGGTGCACCACAGCAAACGGAACAGATTAACCAGGAGCAACAGAACCAAGAGATCACGACACAGGAGCCGAAAGAGGGGACTCCAGAATGGGCAACCAAGCGGTTTGCCGAACTGACGGTTCAGCGAGAGGACGCAAAACGCCTTGCTGATGACGCGGTTCGGGAGCGAGATTTCTATAGGAAACTCGCATTGGAGAGGCAAGAGCAGCCTGCGGCTGGTCCTGCGGCGACCAAACCCGCTGAACCAACTGAGCCTAAACTGGAAGATTTCACCGATTATGGGGATTTTGTTAAGGCATCGGTGGATTACCGAGTGAAGCTGGAGTTACGTAATTTCTCGTCTCAGATTCAGCAGAATCAGACGAAAGAAGAGCGGGCCAGAAAGTTTTATTCCTCGGCTGAAACCTTCAAGAAAGAAACACCGGATTTTGAAGCCACTATTACGAGTCCGACGTTTCTTCAATCTGAGTCTGTGGTTGAAGCAGTTCTGCACTCAAATAAAGGTCCACAGGTTGCCTATTACTTGGCGAAGAATCCTGCGGTCACATCCCGGTTGAATGAGTTGTCCCCGTTTGAAGTGGCGCTTGAAATTGGGCGGATTGAGGAACGGCTGACGCCCCCTCAACCCAAAGTTGTTACACAATCTCCTAAGCCACTCCAGAATGTTTCGGGCACCGGCGAAACGGTGACGAAAGACCCGAAAACAATGAACATGGAAGAATATGCCAAGCATCGGGAAGATGCGTACGCATGGCGAGGGAGAAAAGCGCGATAAAGGGAAAACGAAATGGCTAATACAATCATCACCCCTGCGATTATCGCCAAGGAAGCCGCGCTCCAGTTGGTCAATAACCTGGTGTTTGCTCGGTTGGCGAATAAGCAGTTCAAAAACGATTTCGGCGTGAAGGTGGGAGATACCGTCTCTTACCGGAAGCCGGTGAAATTCTCCGCAACGGATGGGGCGACTCTTGCGCTCCAGGATGTCACGGAGTCGTCTGGGAACATCACGATTGACAAGCGGAAGCATGTCGGGTGGGCCTGGAACAGCAAAGACTTGACCCTCTCGATTGACGAGTACGTCGAGCGGTATGTGAAGCCTGCCTGCATCGTGTTGGCGAACCAAGTTGACATGGATGGGGCGGCGCTGTACAAGGATGTCTACAATGCCTCCGGCTCTGCTGGTGGGTCTGTGGACTTCGCAGCCCTGTTGGATACGAAGCAGAAGATGACGGAGTTCGCGGTGATGCAGAATGATCGCTTCGCGTCTCTGTCTCCGGCTGCTTCGAATTCTCTGTTGCTGTCGCTGTCTGCGAATGTCTTTCAGCCGTCGTTGGTTGAAGATATCACCAAGGAAGCGTCGGTTGGCCGTCTGTCTGGATTCGATCTCTTCGAGTCCCAGAATGTGCCCACCCATACCAAGGGAACGGCGACCACGATTACGCTGGCGTCGAATCCTGCGGAAGGGGCCACGTCGGTCAGTCTGACGGCGGGGGGCAACGGTACGCTAGTCAAGGGTGATATCATCACCTTCGCGGCGTGCAATGCGGTCAATCCACTCAGCAAGTCTGATCTCGGCTATGCCCAGCAATTCGTGGTCACAGCCACTACGTCGGTGACGACGGCGACTTCTGTGCCGATCTCTCCGGCGATGAAGGCAGCCACCGCCTATCAGAACGTGACGGCTCTACCGACCACGGGCTCGAATGTGGTGACGCTGGTTGGAAGTCACACGGCGAATCTGGCCTTCCAGAAGAATGCGTTTGCACTGGTCACTGTGCCGATTCAGGCTCCTGATGGTGTGCCGTGGAGTGAAACGGTGGAATACCAGGGAATGAGCATTCGTCTAGTCAAGGATTTCGATATCACCAATGACCAGGAAATCGTGCGTCTGGACGTGCTCTACGGCTGGACAGCGACCTATCCTGATCTGGCGTGCCGAATCCTCGGGAACCCGTAAGAAAGAGAGGAAGTAAGTCATGGCTATCAATTCGACAAGTTCGTCCACGAAGGAGTATCTTGGCAACAAGTCTCCTGACGGGACGGTGGTGGGTCAGAGTACGGCTGACCTGGTGGCGTTCCACGGGTCTACGCCCGTGGATCAGCGGTCAGGTGCAGCCCAGGCTGCGGTGGCAACCACGGGAGCAACCAATAGCTCTCCGTATGGTTTCACCACAGCGGCCCAGGCTGATGCGATTGTTACCTTGGTCAACGAACTGCGTGCAGCCCTCGTTGAGAAGGGTTTCATCGCAGGAGCCTAAGTAGCGCCCTAGCTCAGTAGGACCAAGAAGGTCCGAGGATCACAGTGCGGGTGGGTGGGAGCTAGGTTATCGGGTGGTGTAGGTTGGTGAGTCTGCACAGCAGTAATCCAACCGAGGGCAATTGAGGGGTCACAATGACCAAAATTTTGTGTATGCTGGGAATCGCATCTTCGATGAGTTTCTCAGATTGTATGATTCTCTTTTTTAACATGAATGGAACAGAATGACCATTCAAGATATCTTAAACAGCGCCTTTAAGGAACTTGGAGTGCTTGCCACAGGAGAAACCTTACCTGCGGATATGGCCCAAGATGCTCGAAGCAAGCTGAACCTTATGCTGGGCTCATGGTCTGTACGGAATGTCTCTGTGCTAGCGACCGTTGAAGAGTCCTTTGTACTGACAGCCAGTGATGGGGATTACACAATCGGACCATCAGGAAATTTTAATACAACTCGTCCTCTGAAAATTAAAGTGGCGTCGATTGAGGATGACCAAGATATCTTCACTCCCCTGGAATTGATTGGTGAAGATCAATATATGTCCTATGGAGACCGAACAACGGTCACAGGACTCCCTTCTCGGTTGTGGTATAAACCGACACAGCCCCTTGGCCGTATTCGGTTGTACTACATTCCGAACAAAGCCTATACTCTCCATCTGTCGTCTCAGAAACCGTTTGCGTCAATTGTAACATTGAATGAAGAGTTGGATGTTGATCCGGTCTATCTGGAAGCGGTGGTCTATAATCTGGCTGTGAGGCTGGCTCCTGGATACGGGGTGACTCCGAGTCTCCTGGTGACTGAGATGGCAAGGGAATTGTTTGATCGACTTCTGGTGTATGTCGCTCCTGATATGACGATATTCCCTGATCTGGGTGTGCGTCGGCCTCAGGTGACAACCATTTACACGATTGAATAATGATCTTAGAAGACTTCATCGGTGGGTCCTACCCAGCCCAGAGCAAGAATATTAACACCCAGCGGACGATGAATCTCATTCCGACGTTGGGAGGGCCAAAGGGCAAGACGCCTGTGATGCTCCTTGGGGCTCCAGGATTGGACCTGTTCAAAAATGTGGGCACATCCCCCATTCGTGGAGCCCATGTCATAGGGCATCGGATGTTCGTCGTGCATGGACGGGATGTCATCCAGGTCTTGAATGACGCCTCAACGACTGTGGTAGGGCAGCTTGATACGACCGTGGGGTCGGTCAAGATGGAACATAATGCCAATTCCGAATTGGCGATTGTCGATGGTGCATTTATCTACATCTACAATTATGGTACATCTGTTTTTGCCAAACCGAATCCTCAGCCGGTTGGACAGCCGACATCAATTGTGTTTCTTGACCAATATTTTGTCGTGACCTTGAATAATTCATTTTATTTTGCGTTGAGTGGTTTGAACGATGGGATGACATGGGACCCGGTTCAATTGGGAGCCGCAGAAGCCTCACCAGACTTGTTGCTCTCTGCGTGGGCCATGCACCGGCAATTGTACCTCTTCGGGGAACTCACGACTGAAATTTGGTATGACGCGGGCACGACACCATTTCCGTTTCAAACCACATCGGGAGTGATTGATTGGGGACTCCAGGCTGTAGATAGTGTAGCACAAATCGCTGATACAATTGTTTGGCTTGGTCGTCATAAGCAGGGGTCTCCGGGGGGAAGAGTCATTGCTGCATCAGGATTGGAAGCCGTTCCCATTTCGACTCCTGCGCTTGAAGCCCTGTGGCGTTCATACGACACTACGGCTGATGCGTTTGGATTCAGTTACCAGATGGATGGACATAATTTTTATGGTATTACATTCCTGGCGGGTGGAGAAACCTTTGTCTACGACTTTATGACGCAACTGTGGCATGAACGGTCCAGTTACGGACTTGGAGCGTGGAGGACACGAGAAGTCGTTCGATTTATCAATCGGCTGATTGCCACTGATCGACTGACAGGGAATCTGTATACCTTATCTTCAGATGCTCACGATGAAAATGGAGAGCATATCGTGTGGTCTCGTCGTTCTCCCCACTATTGGGCTGAACGGAAGAGACTCGTGGTGCACCAACTCGAAGTTGAATTTGAAGAGGGTGTGGTTGGGGCTGAGTCAGATGCTCCGATTGTCCAACTTCGGATCAGTCGGGATGGGGGTCACACCTGGGGGAATTGGATCACGGCCACCCTCGGAATGACCGGAGAGCGGTTTACACGAGCGATCTGGCGTCGTCTCGGGCAAATGAGGGACGCCGTATTTGAAGTGCAAGGTTCAACAAATGTGAAAGTCGCTATGATCGGAGCCAGTGCAGAAATTACTACGGGGGAATCCTAATGATCTCATTTGATTGGAGTTCAATTTTACAAACGATCACAGTAGCCCTTATCTTGGGATGCCTCGGGATGTTGAAAGCGGGATATACCATTCTTGTTCAACTCAAAACATGGTCTCACGAACATGAGAAACTGGATGATGTTCGGTTTGAGTCATTACAGCCTAAGCGGTCTGCCAAGAAAAAGAGATAAATGGCTCTACCTCCGGTTCCCCACAACACACCATTTCAAGTCAAAGACACGGTACGAATTGCTCAACCGTGGCTTCAGTGGCTTGAGATACTTCGTCAAGAGGTGTCTCGCCATAATGAGGTGGAGGCTTTGGCTCATGGTGATCTTACTGGTGTGTCGGCAGACCAACACCATGCTGAAGTTCATACACATACAAGCGGGGATGGGGGCGGGATTTCCCACAGCGATTTAGATGCGGTGGTTGCAGACCAGCATCATGCTCAATCTCATACCCATAATGGGACTGATAGTTCTGGTTTGATAAACTATTTTGGTTCAGTGGTGTCCGAAACAAGTTACGGACTGTCCTCGGCAGATGGTGTTCTCGGGACGATGAGTCGAAGTGACCACACACACGGAACTCCTGTAAGTACAACAACAGCTCACGCCCTTGCATCATTTCGGCAAATCGCTGGAGGTGTCTGGGGGGATGCGTGGTATCTTGCTGGTACAGTGATTCCATCGAAAGCATTATTTAGCGCAACATTAGGTGTTTTATACGCCGTACCTTTTCTCAGTGGACGCAATACGGCATTTACTGGTTTTGCTATGAGAACCTCTTCAACAACTGTTGGAACCAAATTTCGTATGGGCATTTATACGAATACGGCAGATACAAACTTATATCCTGCTGCACTCGTCAAAGACTCTGGAGAACTGACTGTCTCTGCGGCGGAAACGACCTCTCTTTTTGCTGCGGTGAGTTTGACATCGGATCAACTGTATTGGGCTGTCTTGCTGTCGGATACGACAACAGGATTTGGTGGAAATGCACTCGCAGGATCGAATAATTTTATTGGAGATGCACTCGGATCGTTAGGATCAAATCGAGCGGCTCATATTTCTGTCGCAAATGCGTATGGAGCCTTACCAAGTACATTTCCGAGTGGGGCGATTTCCCCCACAGCGGGGTCGATTCCCGGCATTGCGATACGGTTCTCAGCATGAGTCATCGAACAGTTACTATCGGCATTCCTGAACAAGACCCGAATACGACAACGGACGACCATGCCGAACTCCAGAATGTGACAGCAAATCAACACCACGCCAAAAGCCATACACATAATGGGGCTGATGGGTCTGGAACGGTGAGTTATGATTCATTGGCTGATCTGCCTTCATCTGGGGTGACAGTTCACGATAATGATGCCCATACAACGACAGGGTTTCCTGCCGCCAGTGCGCCCGGTGATACGACTCAGCAGGGTTCGTCTTTGTCTGTTGCTCGATTGGACCATAAACACTCTAGAGAGAATAGTCTTGGAGCCTTTGGAACACGGGACCATGATCTGCTTTCTGGGTTGACTGATGATGACCACACGCAGTACGCCCTCCGAAGTATTCTGACGGCCTTGGGTGATCTCATCTATGCTGGGGCTTCGGCGGTCTGGACCCGTCTCGCAGGGAATACGACCACGACACGGAAATTTCTGAGTCAAACAGGTGATGGGGCTGCCTCAGCCGCCCCCGTCTGGGATACCTTGGTGAGCGGAGATTTACCGGCTAGTGTGGTGGAAACAACTGATGTCGATGATGTGCCTGTGAATGGAGCCACAACTGATCCCATTTCGAGTAATTGGGCTTTTGACCATGAGGCGGCTGCCGACCCCCATACCGGATATCGGTTAGAGAGTGCAGATCATTCCCACCAAACGACCGGATTACAGGCCGGTCAACTCGATCATGGGTTGTCTCTTACGGGATTAACTGACGATGACCATACACAATATCGGTTAGAAAGTGTGGATCATACGCACCAATCTACAGGAGCACAAGCTGGAACATTGGCTCTGGCAGCATTTAAAGTTGATGAGCAGTCCGGCAGTTCAACTACAGCGTGGACAACAAGTTTAACAACCCTTATTACACTTACTTCAATGAATGTTACAAATGGAGATAGAGTAGAAATTTCTGTTTCTTGTATCTGTAATGCTAGCACGGCAACATTCATCAATGCACTCATAGCGCAAAGTACAGGTACCGCAACTGGGGTATGGCAGATTCCAGGGGGTCAAGCCTCTACTATAGATTGGAATATTGTTAAAATTACTCCGATCGCTTCTGGTTCTACAGTGTTTATGGGAAGAACGATCTTACATATTACTGGAACTGGTACTCTGACTATTGTTGGTAAGGCCGTGACTGGAACCAATAATGCTACAACAAGTACTCTTCAAATCAATGCACTTGTTCTTCGTGGTCTTTAACAAGGAAAGAAGGGACACATGGGTCTTCTTGGAACAATTCTAGGGACGGATCAGCAAAAAGCCGCATTGGGACGGGCTGAAGATATTACTCGTGAGCAGTCAGCCGCCAGCCAGCAGGCGTATCAAAACTACCTGGCTCAGGCAATGGCGACACTCAGTCCGTATCAGCAGGCTGCTCAGGGTGTGCTTCCGCAGCTTCAGCAAGTTGCAGGAGAACGCATTGATCCAACGATGACTGGATTTAATTTCCAGGATTATATGAATGATCCTGGGTATCAATTCCAACTTCAACAGGGGCAGCAGGGGATCAATCAAGCCTCAGCCGCACGGGGGAACTTCTTTGCTCCAGCGACGGTGCAAGGATTAGGTCAATTTCAGCAAGGTCTTGCGGCGACATCTTATCAAGATGCGTTTAATCGGTATCTTCAGCAAACACAAGGCTTGTTTGGGCAGAGGATGGGCGGCCAACAGCAATTGTATAATCAGCTTGCTGGGATTTATGGAACAGGAGCAAACGCGGCTGGTCAAGTAGCTGGGATGCAATTCGGCACAGGCCAGCAAATTGGTGGGTCGCGGGCACAACTCGGAAGTGACCTCTCCAATCTTGCTCTTGCTCGTGGGCAAATTAACCCGTGGGGAGGAATTCTTAAACTCGCCGGGACAGCGGCAGGGGCTTATTTTGGTGGTCCAATGGGAGCCACAGCCGGGTCTCAGCTTGGTGGGGGAATGACAGCAACCTCAGGACCAGGGGCCTATTCGACCAATATGCCACCAATGAAGGTGTAATTCATGCCTATTGATACCAGCTTAATGCGGTTTGAACAACCCGATCTCCTCGGGGCCTTTATGGGCGGAGCTGAATTCGCTGGCGCTCAGCGAGAACTCAAGTTACGGAATCGACTGCTTGAACTGAAATTGAATGAAAGTCAAGAAGCCCAGGATTTCTTTCAGAGCCTCATGGCACAGAGCCAACAGGCCAAAGCGCCTGCTGGAGCCCCTACAGCGGCCCCTGGACAGGCTCCTGGCCCGTCCAACGTGCTTGGAGCCCTTGGAATGGCTCCTACGGCCCCTGGGCAGATTGATTGGGCTCAGTTGGCGAGAGACCCTCGTGTTCAGATGAATCCTATCGTCTCAGAGCGGGTTCAGACGATGCTGAACGCCCAAATCAATGCTCAAAATGCGGCCATGAATCAAGCCAGAACGCAGATTGAGACAAGGACGTTTCTTCGTGAGGAACAGCAAAGAACTGAACTAGAGAAAGAATTGACAGATGCAGGCCGGTCTACTGCGGATACAAAAGCTATTCTTCGGCTCTATGATTCAAAATCTCCTGATGCCCTGACCTTGGCTGCAACGGCTGTGGCTCAACCGGATAAGACACTTCAAGAACTGCGAAGTGATATTAGGGCTACCAAACTTGGTGGAGTCACCGAACAGACGATTCAAGACATTATGGCCCGTGCTGAAGCGGCTGGAAAGCCTATCACTCGTGAGAAAGCCCACATGCAGTATCAGAAGTTTCAGGGCTATGCGAGGGCCGAAGGCACACGGGAAGCCGAGATTGATCTGACCAAGAGGGAATTGGGGACAAAAGGACTTCGAGTGTGGGCGGCTCAATCCCTCTTTCTGGGTAAAGAGCCCTCGTCTCGCAATATGGCACTGGCCTCTCTTGTCAAAGAAGAAGAAGCCAAGATGCTGGATGAAATTGGTAAACGGCGTGGGGTCAAGCTCACTGAAATGGACAAGTACACCATTCGTGGACAAGCCCAAGCCCTGTACGGTTCACTTCAGTTTCAACAGAAGTGGTCTGATGTGACATATAACTTGTCTCAAACACTTGATGGGATGCTTCCCCAAGTGATGAAGGCATACAATGATATGCCTTTAACCGTGCAGGCGCAGCCCCTTCGGGAACTTCAGCAATATGCCGCACAAAATTTAGAAGGTAGCGAATCGGTTGGCCGGTTTGTGGTGCTTGCGACAGAAATGGCGAGAGAATACAACCGGATTCTGTTGTCTGGCCCAATGGGGGGTGGTGGTACCCCTGGGTCTGTGGAAGAGCGCAAAGTGACTGAGGATTGGATGGCTGGCAGTATGCCATCAAAGACCTTTGTGGGGTCCATCAATGGGATGCACAAAGGGTCCAAGATTCGTATGGAAGCTCATACCGCAGCCAAGAATCGCATTATGAAACAGATGGATTCGCTCACGGGTGGGAATAGTGCAGCACTCCTGGCAACCCCGCAGAAGCCATCAACGATCTTGCCCTACTTGAATGCACAACAGCTTGACACACTTCCTCTTGAAGATTTGGAACGGCTCCAAGCAGAAGAAGCCGAAAGGACACCGTAATGGCATCTCCTGAAGAACTGGCATCAGCCATCGCTCGGAAACGTGGACTTCCACAGGCTCCTGTTGAAGGGACTCCTGCTCCGTCTCCCGAACAGCGTCCTACCGTGCTTCAGGCGTTGGGCCGTGGGGCTGCGGCATCTTTCGTCCCGGCCCTTAAAGAAACAGGAGCCGCCGCAGGACGGATGCTGGTGCCTGGGTTTAGCACCTATGAAACCATGACTCCTTCTCCAGCGGGTTTACCCCCGACTGGTCTTCAGTATGGGATGGCTGCATTTAATGACCTCCTGGCGGTTCTACCTACGATTAGTGCAGTACGGTATTTTCGTCAAATCCCCCTTAAAGGCCCTGCTCCGCCCGGCATGAAAGGTCAGAGAATCCCAACGAAACCTGGAGTTGAGAAGGCCAGAGAAGCTGAATCAACGGCCCATGAACGGGTGTTGACGGCTCTTCGTCCCGATCAAACAGCGAAGGAATACTATCAAGCCGCTGAAGCGGTGGCGGCTGAGAATGCGGAAGTGTACTATGCTCCACGAGTGGCTCAGGCTCTTGAAGCCTTTCTCACGAAGCACGCTCCTACGATTCGTCAGAAAGCCGGGTTGCTTGAAACCTTTCCCAAGAGCTATGCGGAAAAGACAGCCACGTCCGTCACGACAACAGGACCGAAAGCCAAACTGACTGGCACTGAAACAGTGGGCATGAAGTCCACACAGTCGATTCAAGAGTCAGAACGATATGCGACGGGGATGGAGCAAGTCTATCAAGACTTAACGGGTCTGAGTGAAAAACTTAAAGCGTCTGGAAGCGCGGTGGAGCCAGTTGATTGGAAATCCGTCAAGAATCAAGTCCAATCACTCTACAACATGGCGAAGGGTGATCCTCGGCGGGGAGACCTGATTCCTGTTCTCCGGGCCTTTAAGGAAGACCTGGCAGCCATGCAGTCCCCCTCTGGTGAATTGATGCAGCGGGGGGATGCAGCGGCTCAGCGTCAATCTGCGTTGGATATCATTTCAGACGCGGCACTGAAGAACTCAAAGATTTCAACCACTCCTGAGGGAAAAGCCATTCGCCGGGTGAATGCGAACGCAATGGCTAGGGAATTGGTGTCTCCTGACAATAAGTACATCATGGAGACATTCTCTTCATCTGAACGTGAGATTATGGAACGGACGTGGGGAGCCATTTCCCGTATTCAGGAACTAGATGCTGGGGCGAAGCAAACCATTAGTTCTGCATTAGCTTCGGTGCGTGTGGGAGATAAAATTGGTCTTCGTCTTGGTGAATTCGCCGGGCAGGGTGTGGCACCTTCTCGACCCTATGCGATTGATATGGTGAATACTGCAATGCTTCTTCCTGGTGGAGCCCAGATGATCCGTAGCGTGGCTCCGAAAGGCTTCTTGACTCAAACCGGACAGCTCATGCTCATCAATTTTATTCTTTCAACAGCACGAGCCCGATCACAGGAGCGAAAACCCCCTGTGCCTTCTCCTGTGTCTGACTTTAACCCGCAAAGGCTACCATAATGGGCTACCCCCTTCCGTATGTCAAATTTCGTGCATTTGTTGATACCACGAATCTCCCCTTGGTGGGAGGCAAGCTGTATAGCTATGAAGTGGGGACATCAACCCCCAAGTCACTTTACACTGATGCCGATGTCACGACACCATTGTCAAATCCGGTCATCCTGGATTCCAATGGGGAGGCCACAATCTTTGGCACTGGTACGTATGATCTCGAACTCTATGATGCAACGGATGTCCTTCAATGGACAGAAGATGAAGTCGATTTTGAATCTACCACAGGTGTCGTGCTCAATACCACCGTTGAATGGGTGAGCAGCACAGCCGCCACATACATCTCTGCGAACTCATTTACGGTCGTAGGAGATCAGACAGGGACCTTCCTTGTTAATCGTCGGGTGAAGTGCATTCGGACAGCTACGACCGTCTATGGGACTGTCACAGCCTCAGCGTATACAACAACAACACTAGTGACTGTTCTGTTGGATTCTGGGACGCTCGATACGGACCTTCAGACGGCCTCTGTGGGATTGCTGGCTCCGATCAATGATTCTATTCCTCGGATCGTGCCTCGTCTCGCAGCAAATAACACATTTACTGGCACGAATACACTTGAAGGAGCGGTCACGGTTGATGATACGCTCCATGTGACTGGCGCTGTTGATCTGGATAGTACATTAAATGTCGATGGCAGCGCCGTCATTGATACGACGCTGAGTGTGGGAACCAATCTCACAGTCGCAGGAACGGCTGATGTGACGGGAGCGGCCACTGTGGGTGGAACGCTTGGTGTGACAGGCGCATTGACTGCGAGTGCGGCAGCGACAGCGAATTCCCTTGGAGTGAATGTGGCTGCACCAGCAGCCGGTGTGATTCAGAATTCCGGGAATATCGAAGCGGGTGGATATGTGTACGCCCCGAATGGCTTCAAACAGCCTGGAACGGGTGGTGAAACGCTTAAGATGATCCGTGGGATTGTGGATTCGGCAGGAGCCGTGATTGAGGGGTCTGGTTTTACTTCCGTGAGGAACTCGACAGGGAACTTCACGATCACCTTTTCAACGGCGTTTTCTGATATTCCTTCATTCTTTGTGACCAGTTTAGGGAATGTGAATACCGTGCGGATTATTACTGCATCATCCACTCAAGTCAACTACACCTTGACAGGATCAGGTGGGGTTTTAGAAAATAATGACCATCATGTGCTGTGTGTTGGGCCAAAATAACGGAGGGCTGTATGATCCTTGATGTCGCGGTCTCACTGGCGGGGTTGATTCTGCCAGGCGTGTTCGATTTTGTGAAAAAGAAATTCATCAAGAGCGAATCAGACACCCCAGAACGCACGATGGGCTCTCTTGCAACCACCAAGCCCGAGGTGCTTCCAGCGTATACGAATGCCCTCGCCAGTCTGATGCAGGCTCAGACGGACTTCTTTAACCGGGATGTGATCGGGAAGCCGTCCTGGTGGGTGATTGACTTACGGGCCGCTATTCGACCGATTGTCGTCGTGATCGGATTGGTGAGTATCGGCTTAGATGCCTATACGGTTATTTTTCTGACCGATGGTACTCGATTGTTCTTTGAAGCGGTGGTGTCAAGCTGGATGGGTGATCGGTTCGGCAGAAAATAACACTGTCTTCTTGATTCTCTGCTCATACAGTGGTTTTGCGTCTTCCAGTTCGTGATAGAACCGTTTGACAGGTGACTGAGGATGGTATTGAAGAAGGGACGGAGTACAAGCTGAAAGGAAGACCACGAGGAACAAAAGATATTTCATTCTACTTTTCCTTCATTCGCCACGGTGAGCAACACGTCTCCGTGGCATTTTTGCGGGCTGCACCAGCATAATAGCGATTTGCCTTTCAATTCCTGCTTGGCCGCTTCAATCAATTCGGGATGCTTCTTGAGATACTCTTTATATCGCATGAGGACGTGATCCCGGTCCCCATCCTGACCAATCTCATACGGATTCCCCCACTTCGATGGCCTGCCAATATAGACGGCTTTGGCACAGCGGTCTTTGCAGTCGCATAGGAGCCGATGTTTCCGCCTATTGAGCACTTTCGGCTTCATCGTTTTTGAGCGATTGGCCGTATTTTAAGAATAGAACATTTGGGAATGGTCATATCATTTCCCGCTGAGTGCGGAGCGTGCCCCGGTTCATACGCCAGATTCATCGCAAGAGTCACCGCAATCTTTGTTTCTGCCATAATGTATCCGACAGTCCGGCATTGGAGGGGACTTCGTGCCTCTTCACCAAAAGAGCTAATCTGCCTCCATGCCTGACCCGTGCTGGAGGAATCGACCCAATCTATCACCACAAGTCGATATGTTTTCATTTACTTTGTCATCCGAATATAATGCTGTTGCATTTGTTCTTTCGTTATTGTGTCTACCGATCGTTGCCTCAAATGACGACCTAAAGAAACTCCAATAATAAATCCAAGAAGACCTGTAATACACAGGCCAAGATAATAAAACCATTCCGCCATCATAATCATTGGATAATCCTCCATTGTCCCACACCAGATTTCCATGCGGTCCAGCATGCCCCCGATTTCACATGCTCTAGGTTTCTTCCTTTACAATGATAGCACCCTGTAAATCTCATACCTCGATAATTCTTCGGATATTTTGCAACAACAATCACGAACACAAGGTCTGACGCACTGGCAATCCGAAGATTTCGTTCCTTAAATCCATTCAGTCCGCTCCATGTGTGTTCATCTGGGGCATAAATCTTCGTTGGAATGCTTAATACAGCCGCCGCCTCTTCTGCCCAGATATCAACACCACCCATCGGAGATCGACCAGACACCACGTACGACGGATTGTATCGAATCAGGGCGTTGTTGATTTCTTGTCGAGCCAGCGTTTCTGTCCGCTTGTCAAATTTCTCAGCCGCATGTCCGATAATGCCAAGATTAAACGCTTGAGTCATCGCCGCAATTCATCCCAGAGTAACAATCCAAATACGGCTAGGACTATTCCAATACCAGCCACCAGAAGAAGGAGATCACTCATGAAGCACCATTCGTCGGTTCCGACGTATAGAATTCTTTTTCTAATTTCACAACCTCTTCAGCTTTCTTAACGGTTTCTGCATCAACGAATCGGGCATCAACCACTCCCATCTGTCCTAACACCATTTCAATGGATTTGTTAAAGTTATGAGCGACTGAAAGCACGACTGATCCTTGATAATCCAATGACTGCCCTGTAGGGAGATGGTCAATCAGCGTATCAATAAGGACCCTATGTATTTTCTTCACCAGGGCCTCGATCTCATTGACCTGACGGTAGAATTCTAAATCATCCATTTGGGTACTCCGTATCCGCATAGGCCGGGATAAATTCAAGTTCTAAGTAGTTGTGCCCTTCTTCACTTGTTCTTTTTGAAAGAGTAAATCCTCCGGTAGCAGAAAGCTCGACTGAATCATCTTTGAAAGATCGGTAGAGTTCACGCACCGTCTTTTTCATGTTCTCGACAGTAGGAATCTCTTCAGACCCATACCAATACCAATCTAACACAACCATAATCTTATATACTTTCTTAAAATTAAATCGAGAAATCAAATCTTCAATATCCATTGAGTTCCTTGTCTCTTTATCCTGGGCTTTCTTCAAAGGATGATGCTGACAGCCAGTAATATAGCCTCGTGGTGTATCAATGATGTTAGCATCGCAATCCTGGCATTGAAAGCTACTCATCTTTTCCTTCAACCCCCTAACCTCAGTGAGTAAATCGTGGTAATCTTCTTGAAGTGCTTGGTATTCATCTAGCAATTCAGCATCATTCATTTCTACTCTACCTCAAAAGATTTTGGAGTGACTTCACGCAACCAATCCTTAATCTTATGTTTATACGCGTGATTGAATCTGTTCAGTGCATCAAACCAACCGAAATCACCCTTTCCCTGGCTATCTTCGCCCGGTGGAGCGACCCGAATACCACGATCATCAAAGAAACAAATGATTGATGCGGGTTTCAAGTAGGGCCACACATAATCTACGGGAATATCATGTCCTTCGGCCCAATTATGGATATCATTCACAACCTTATTGACATTCTGAAACTTTCCATCCAGCCCCGATACATGCGTCCTAGCGGTAAAGACCATGATTTTAAGTCCCAAACTTTTCAAATAGAGCATGGCATTCCTAGCACCTTGGCGGGGCGGACCAAATGCCGGATAGTGATGGTCGTCCATCAAGCATCCATCAAGGTCTACTGCAACCCAAGGATGATCCGTCGTTTGTCGAGCAACAGGTTTCGTTTCGTCAGCCATAAATCCCCCTTAACAGCATGATAGCATTACTGGCGGCGAATGTCAAGTACAAAAGACCATCAAACTGCCGATGTGACCAGACAAATTCATACATTCCCGCCCCTATGTAGAGGGGAATCGTAATCAGAAGTATCCAGTTCATCAGAACGGCAAATCATCAAAGGGGGTTGCAACAATAGCTGGTTCTTCCCTCTTAACTGACATTTCCATAATCAAACGACCAGCAGCACCAGGAGTCGGTCGGTCATCATCAAGGTTGCCAGTCGCTTCTGCATCAAGCAGGATGCCCATACAAGCCGCAACATGGGCTGTATGGGGCTGTCCGCTCTCAGGATCGAGTGCTTCACCATCAAGATAGGCCAGCAGATGCCTCATAGCCGCCTCAACATAGACTGTGGCTAAAACGGCATTCCCTCTCCAATTATACGGCCCGTACTTCTTCGCTCCCAACTCCATGACTTTCGACACATAGATCATCAGCGGCGGTGGGACAAGACTCAATCGAGGTTTCGTCAGTCCTAACTTGTCCTTCGGATTCACTCCTAATCCCTCCTTCATCAGTGTTCTCCCGTGCGGCAGCTACCAGTTTATTGATAAGAGAATACACAATCTGTTCAAGAGACGTGATACGAATTTCATGGTCTCTCAACACAGCCATTAAATCTACACGACGCTTCTTAATCGGCTTAGGCATGTACTCCCCTTATGCTGATCCCATAGGTAATTGAGGACCATTAAAACGAGTGACTAATTCATTTCTCTGCTTGATAAGACGAATAAATTCTTCAAGAGAAATGACCACATATTCCTTTGTTTGATTCCGTTTGAATGCCAAAATCGGAATCAGGTTCTTCGCTTTCGCATTCTGTTCAGCCTGATTTAGCGCCGCCCAGATATTGAGCATTTCAACCGCTTTACATTCTACACCCCACTCGCAATCATACCCTGAGACATCGACTCCAGACTCCCCCATAATCGCAGATTTCGTGTGATACCCACACGAATTGAGTTCATCTCTTACAGTGTTCTGAAGTCTCCGTGCTTTGGCTTTTCTGCTTTTGATTGAAATACTCACTGTTTCACCGCTTTTGTATCTCGGTACCAATGGCCGCATTTACTGCATTGATACTTCGGATATTTGTGCGCCACCGTATACGCAAATCCCCGTCGCTGAACTCGCGGGCTTCCGCACTGTTTGCAGTTAAGTCTCCCATCCCCAAACAACTGAGCATTGATCCGAGCCGGTACATACGGGGACAGCTTTTTGTAGACTTTAGGCAAGAGCACGACATCACGTCTGTTATACCGAAGCATCTTGGCTAATGCTTTTACATCACCAGCAAGACAGGCTTTCCACAAATCGTAGTCCGTCTTAATTTTTTTGCCTATTTTAAAAAATTCAACCAAATACGACAACTTATTGCTGTTAAAATTAAAATATTTCTTAGCAATCTTTCGTGTATCAATTTGAATCACCGGCGGCAAAGCAGGCAATCCATGATACACCATGCGGGTTCGTATCCACGGGAAGTCAAATTTATCCCCGTTATGAGCAATAGCCGCATCAGCTTGACACATCACATCATACAGTGCCGTCACCACACCTTTATCATCATTTGGTCGGGCCGCTGTCACGCTCACCGAATGGACTTCAGGGCTATCATTCCACTTCCAACTCGCACAGATAATCGTCCGTTCACGAGTGATATTCTCCGGGGAGAGATACCCGAACACTCGCAATCCCCAAAAGGTTCCTTCATTTGGGGTTGTTTCCAAGTCAAAAAAGAGTATCTTAGGTTTCTCAACCATTAGAGACTTCCTCCCACTCGACACACGCCGCAGCCGTACGAAAAATCACCGTCATATCCGATGGAGTCAGAAGTTCTCTTAGCCTGGCCTCCAACCGTTTAATCGTTGGTTCTGGTGTTTCAGGAGACATGATGTGAAGAATCTCGTGGATGATGGTACAGACAAATTCATCCAAAGTCTCATTCTCTGGATTCAACACCAATTCTTTATTTACATGATCGACTTCCGCATAGCTTCTTGGATCATCGAGTGCTTTTTTCGATACCGTCACATGGAAATCATCCAGGACATTAAGCGACGATAAGACTTTCTTTTTTAGCCCCTGGATTTGCCTTCGTGATGACAGGTGACTCAGTTTCATGTTAGTCTCCAAGGACAGATTCAGTCAGCCTCTCAGCCAAGCTATTAAATGTTTTGGTGACTTTCTTTTTCTTTTCCTCTATTGGTTTCAGGAGCACGTCAATCGGATATCGACCTTCTGGTTGACAATCGTGATAGTACGGGCATGTTCTCTGGACTTTATTTTGATAGATGCCCACACACATCCAATCCGCGCACAATTGAAGGAGCAGCGGGTCTTTCTTGACCAAGGCTTTATTCAACCGATTCGCCTCAGTCAGAAGCTTCTGTCGGATATCAATTCGTTCTTGGTCAGTGAGTTCAACTTTCCAAGACACCATTTCCAACGTCGAAGGTTTGCTCCCGTCCCATTTACGTCCTGCGGTGAAGTAGATGACAAAGATATACGCCACGTCCCGATCAGCCATTGCCGCATACGAAGTCACCTGTTCGACGTAGTACGGATCAGGCTGCTCCGGGATGGTCCACTTTCTCGATGTCTTAATCTCGCAGAGATAGGTGCCACACAGATCGGCTGTGCCCACAATCCCAGGCAACGTCAACTTTTTCTCAGCGAACTCCAAGCCCATCGCATCCTGCACAACTCGATGGAACGCTTCTCCTGTGATGAAAAACCCTATGGACTCGTCTGTGACTCGTTCTCCGAGTGTTCGAGTCCAGTAGGCTTTCCTAGGATTCAGCAATTCCGAGATATGCACGTCGCTTCCAAGGTCCCTTCGTTTCGCCAATTGAAGCGCACGAAGCTTCTGCTTGACGACATCAGCAAAATGCTCGTCACGTTGGATTTGCATGAGACTCCTTGAATGAAGACACAGAGCACACGGGGCCATGTCTTACCGTTAAAGCCTCAAGCCATGCTAACGCCACGGCTGCCACTTGCATAACTTCTGTCTTGAGGCCATCAGGCTTCTGGTCAAGAATGTCTTTGGCTGCCTCTCCTACCTCTTCAACAAGAATCGTCAACCATTCCTGATCTGAAAGACGGCGCTGACTTCCCCATTTCACATCCTGACGGTCTCGTTCATCAAGAACAGCTTGGGTTGCAAGCACTTGTTCTTGAGAAGACACCACTGTTTCAATCAAATGACACGGTGAACGTCTCATTACCATCTCGTTTCCGGCGGAGTCTCTGACGAGACCACATACGCCAATGTCACCAAGTATAACATGATACACACGATTGTCAGCATATTCTTATCCCAGCAGTTCGTTAATCTTTTCGATTAACTTGCTCGCCCGATTCTGAACAATCACCAAAGCCGTCGTTTCCAATTCCAATGCTCTCGCCTTTTCATCATTCTGGGTGATCTGCTGGTTAGATAACTCCCAAGCCGCCGCAGCATTCTCTTTCGCCTTGGCAAAAACAGAAAACTCCTGATCCAATTTCTCTGATGCGGTCTTAAAAAACACTCTTCTCTCCTTTCCGTTGGTTAAATTATTTCTGCTCAGTGAAGAAATCAAAATTCTTCATCTTACCAATTTTACCCTTATACACCACCTTCACCGCATCCCCAGGCTTGACATCGCTAAAATACTGCTCAAGTTGCATGGTGAGACGGAAAGAGATTTCCTGTTTTCCAACCAGCAAGGTCGCATTCACAGAAGTCTTTCCCTCATACTCCGACTCAAAAAATGATTTGAACGTCCCTTCAATCGAGTCTTCAACATTCTGGAACTTGAAAAACTTTCCACCAGCAGGCCGATCATGCTTCTTCCACGTTGACTCAGGGGCTTTTGCCTCTCCCCCCGTTTCCTGCGTCGTTTCTTCACTCTGGCTGTAGGTATCCCGCCGAGTTCTTCCTGGGAGTGCCATGTCTCTTCCTCACTTTCCGTCTGTATTGTAAAAGAATAATGGGCCTAGCTTAGCAACAAATGCCTCCGCTGTCGCCCATTTCGGCGGTCGAATACCTTCCGCATAGAAGGAATCTGCCCCTTTCACGACCATCGGGCTTTTTATTGTCAATGCCGCTTTCGCAACCGTTAAGCATTCATTCAAAATAGCTCCCTTGGACACAGGCCACACGGTTAATTGTTTATCTCCCGGAGCCGTCATTGTTGAATATTGATATGGTGCTAGGATGACTTCTTCTGGAGTCGTCCCCCACCATCCCGGATGGTCCACACGGTTCATCACCGTTTGCGCTACAGCCAGTTTGGTCTTAATTGGCTCGAACGGAGCCTCCCGGCAGATCATCACGGTCATCAATATAAGTGTGTATGGGTCCATATCGTCATCCTATCACGTATCATCTCTCGTGTCAAGCATTATTTCCATGCAGCCTAGAGTTATTTAAATAAATTTTAGCTTTATCTAATAGTTGCCAGTATTTTTCTATATAGCCAAGAAGAAAATTACAAGATGGGCATACTAATCCACGAATTTTTCCAGTTTGATGACAATGGTCTACTGAAAGTCGTTTTGAATTAGAAAATTTACCACAAAGGCCGCACTGTCCATTTTGTAAAATAAGTAGTTTTTGATAATCATTTTCAGACATCCCGTAAAGTCTTTTTAAGGATGTTGCTCTTTGCCGCTTACGAAATAATTCTGGGTTGGCCTCTCGGCGTTTTTTACTATAAATAGCTCTTTGTGATAAATAGCGTTTATTAACTTTTTTAGAATAGCACGGGCGGCATAATTTCCACTTTTTTACAAACCATCCCTCTTTTCCGCAACTAGAGCATGCACTTATCGCCATTTTTCTAGCACTTTACATTCTGCGAAGATCGGAACGGAGACGTTCACTCCGAATGACTCACGAATCAATCGGTTCAAATCAAGACCCACCGCTTCAACAATCTTCGCTCCGCGTTCCCATTGGTCCGCTGGGGCGTCAAAGACTGGTTCATCATGGAGTTCAGCTACGAGAAGAATCTTATCCAAACCCTCTGCTTCAAAACGATCCAACAGTTCCAAGATAAAGATAATAAGGATATCATGCCCCGCCGATTGAATGGCCCAATTGATCGCTTCTCGTTCGATGTCTTGAGAGATCGGTCCTTCAAACTCACGTACTCGCCCGAACATATTGATGACCCGTCCAGTTTGGTGGAGCCGACGAATGAGAGTACGCTTCCATTCTTCAACTTCAACGTATAAGTTTTTGATTTTTTTGAAGATTTGCTCGGCATCGGGGCTATCTGCCAACCCCGAGGCTTCAAGAAATTTCCCATATCCTCCCCCGTAGACACCTAAGTAGTTCACTGTTTTCCCGTCACTCCGACGGGCCAAAGCGTCTTCAACCGAGAGCGCATAGACTTCCATCGCAGCCGCGATATGGATATCATCTTTATCTTTGGTGGTTGAAAAGCCTTTCCGTTGAAACATCCCGCACAATACGGGGTCCTGTGAAGCATGAGCAATCAGCCGGTATTCCAATGCCGCCAAGTCTGGATCAAGAAGTTTCCCTCCTGGATAGCGGGAAATGAAGCAATGCCGCACGGCCTCCGGGGGATTCTGCATGTTCGGATTTCGGCTATTCAGCCTTCCGCCTTCTGTCCCTTGAACCCCATGCTGTGAGTGGACCCCACCATCACCGACTGGGTGAGTCGCCCACCTTAAAAAGGTATCCCAATACGTTGACTTCTTTTTAACTGCCTTCCTCAGTTTGGAGAGGGTGGCGAGAATTGGATGACGATGGGCATTCTGCTCAAGTGTTTCTTCATCTGTCGCAGCCAAACGAATACCGACCGACTCCAGCAATACCAAAATTTGCTGTGGGGACTGCGGATTGAATTCAGCATATCCTGCGGCTCTTGCCATGACATCAATCTCATGCCTCAAGAGTTTCTGTTCTTCAATATTCTTCGTAATTTCAGCAAGAACAATTCCTATATCTACGTGGAATCCGTTAATTTCCATGTCGGTAATCACGGGCAGATAATCAGTTGACAGCTTAAACGCATACGTCATGGGTTCTTTGGCTTGCTGCTGGGAGATCAGATCAGTATACAGTAAATCCCCAGCCAAATAATTCCGCATTTTCTCAAAGCCGATTTGGCTCGTTGGGACTTTCTGATCCCACAGACTATGCACTTCGGCCTCATACGCATCTGCTCCAAAATCTTTCTTAGCTGACCATTTCAGCCCAAGCCCCTCAGTCGGCCAGACAGACTGACTCTTCTTCCAGACCATGCAATCCCACAGTCGAGCTTTTGGTGCTCTAATGCCATAATAGGCAAGAAACACCATGTCCCCTTTGACATTATATCCGGGGATATCGCCTTCGTACTCAGAAAACCGATAACGAAGTTCCTGCATCAACTCAGAGTCATAATCATCATACACACACCACGTATATGATTCACCTTTCGCTCGAAGACCGATCCACGCGAGTTTCCCCCCCATCCACGGGTAAATAAAATTTGATTGCTTCTTTGGTTTTTGCCCTGGTTCAAGAATCGGGGGTGGAGGATTCTCTGTTTCAACGTCTAAGATAATTTCATCTGACGAAAAGATTTCATCAAGAATATATCTCGACCATCCGATATGAGACGGATACCCTAATCGTGGTTTGACAGCACAAGCTGTCGTTGTTTCGATATGCTGAAGAACAGACCTATTATGGGTCTGTTTATAAAAATCTGGATGGTGGGTGAACATCACCAATCGCCCATCAATCATTTTTGCGTCATACAACAGGCCCTTCAGTTTCCGATTTCCACCAAGTAACGAAGAGGCAGCAAGAGGGCCATACCCGACAACTGGCACTCCGGGGTATTGCTCTAAGATCGGTCGAACATACGCATCACGGCATGCCTTAATCACACCAATTTCAGGATCGGCTTGATGACAGCAATTTGCTGCACTCAGGAAAACTGGCCTGATACTATGCTCTTCACAAATTCGTTGTAGGATCAGAGGATAATCTGGAACCTCTGTCACCATAATGAGATTCGGATTCTCGGGAATCTCAGGAGCCACAAAATGCTGTTCCTTACTCGAACCCCACGGGCAAGCCGCGCAGCCAAACAATTTAGGGGCCTTCTTTACTGGCATGCGTCCTCTGCCTCTTCCCGTGTCCAATCAGTCGGGTCTTTTCCATAATTTATCCAGATTGCAGCACACTTGGCGGTTGTTATTTTTGCAGCCACTTGCACAGCTAGGCAATATCCTTGAAAATCCCCATCAAACGACACAATCACTCGTTTGCCCTTCAATAAATCGTTCAATCTCCCATCATAAGAGCCACCAAGTAGCCCTACAGAAGACCCGTAGGGCGAGAGAGCCACGGCATCAGCCACGCCTTCACAAAGGAAAACTGGTTGTCGTGCCAACTGGTCATCAGAGAGCCAGTAATCTCGTTTGACTCCAGCAGGGTAATGATACTTTTTTGGAGCACGAGCATCCAAAGCTCGTGCAGAATAGAAAACGGCTTGTCCACCGCGAGTAATTGGCATAACCAGATATTCATACCCGTTAATCTCCGCGATGTACCAGCCAAACTTCTTCGCTAATTCTGGAGTGATCGCAGGCCATCGCTCCAGCCAATCCGTTGTTCGTAGTGGTCGTGATTCCACAGGGAGGGCAAAGGGCTCTAACGGCTTGGTTTCCCAATTGTCAGTTGAATCTGGGCGGTCTACGACCATTCTCCCAGATTGCAGAGCCCCTTGCCCCGTCGATGGAAAGGTCTGATGACAGCCAAAACAGTACACTCTTTGACCGTCAGGCAGTTCAGACCAATAACTATTATGCCCGCACTGGCATTGATTTGGGTTTTTCATCATCCACCAATGTTTTTTTGAAGCCTATGTTGGCCGCTGTGTGCCAGATCACAATGCCTTCTGGATTCATAAAACCCGGTGCTGCATAGCTACCATTCACACGAAGGTCCTTCAATGCTAGGTTAATTACAGTCTCACTAAAGACCCCTTTATAGATTATTGGTACTATATCATAGCACGCTGGCTCTGTCAAGGGATCATTCCATTGTTCAACATTAAAAAGAGAAAATCGTTTTTCTTTGAGGCCATATCCCCGTTGAATTTTACCACCCCACCACTCCCCGAAATGCCGCCCTGGGCCGAGTTTCAGGAGTTCATCAGCGTGATCGTATGCCCACTGAGCAAATCCAAAATTATCATTTTCTGGAAAAATCCATCGAGTTCTACTCCCAACAAGGAATGGGACAACTCTCCCGCTTTGGCATATATGGGGCTCACAACCCTCTGCAATGTAAATTTGCGCGTTTGTCCCATCAATTTTCTCCGTAATAATCATATCACGGGACAAACGGGCCATTTTTGGATAACCTTGAAATTCCATTAAAGCCACCGCCCTTCAATTTCCATTGAAGTGAAGTCATATGTCCATACCATATATCGTCCCTTAATACGGCGACCTCTTGCTTTTGCCAATTCCATTTCAATTTCATTCTTTGTTGATTTACCCATGAGCAAAATCACATCAGCATGAGAGGCTTTTCCCACCTTCGCTCGAAAGAACCTAATCATTCCCGCCTTCGGGTTTTCTGCCGATTCGTCAATAAAGTTCAGTTGACTCCCGATTAACATCAGAATATTATGCTTCTTCGCAATGAAACGAAGCCCCCTGGCAATCTCAGACACAGCCAACCAATCCGTTCCTGTCTCCCCCCCTGCGTGCATGATATCCAAATGGTCTACGACCACGATATCCACGGGATTATTTGTAACAGCTCGATCTACTGTCGCTACATCGAATTTTGCCTCAATCACATCAGCCAAGTATAATCGGCTGAGTTGTTCTTCATCACTGAGAGCGTTGTGGTACATATCCATCACGTCGCCCAACAGGTCTTCGCCATTAAAATGCAAGACCTTCAGGCGACTATTTGATTTTAGGTAGGCTGCGGCGAGGAACGACAAGATGTGGGTCTTGCCCTGATGTGGGGCTCCCCCGATAATGACGAGTTCTTGTCGTCGCAGTCCACCACCCAGGTACTCGTCCAACCACGGGATACCTGTCTTCAAGAATTGATCGCTATACGTTGGCACGATCACCTGATCTGCTCGCTGAACCGCCACGGTCCCCGCAGGCCGGAGATTGCTCAGCGTTGCCATAATCTTCTCGATGTGCTTCATGTCTCCTGTGTTGAAAGCTTTCTGGAGATCAATCGCCACATCGTTCAGAATAGTTGGATCAAATTTTGATTGAATGTCGCTCATTACGGTAACAAGTACCACACTTGATAAGCTGCAATACCGAGTCCCATGCTAAAGACTGCATTGATTATTCTATGCAGGGCGCTCTCTCCAAAAATAATTCCTAGAAAATTTGTGCAGGAAAGAAACACAAGAAAACAAAACGCATACATAATTTTCTCCTTTTAGACTCCTGAATCATCCAGCCACATCAGCACAAGAAGAAGAGCAATTCCAGCGAACATAAAGCAGATTACCCAAGTCATACTTCCTCCTTAAAAATGTTCCTACCGACCCCCGAGTGTTTGGGCCACTCTCGCCCCTTTGTGTTGTCAGTCCGCCGTCAGGATCATGCCTGACCAATCTTCCGGTGTGTCCTTTCGGAATCTTTGCCGGTGGCGAATCATATTGTTACTGTATCATGCCCTCAGCCCCATGTCAAGCACTTTCTTTACCGGGGGAGGGGGTGAGCCCCGCCTTGATGCGAACTGCAAAAGTTATAGCTGGGCTCTATAGTAGGGCTCATTTTCCCTCCACCAGTTTGGAATTTCATGGGGTAGATCACATAACAAAAATGTAATAATAAAAGAAGGGTAGGGGGTTGCGAGGATACTACCACGCTTTCCCTACGGCTAGGGCGGACGATTTCCCGTGCCAGAACTTGCCGTTACACCCAGCAAGGCCGATCCGGTACCAGACCGGCTTTCGTGTTTGTCGCCCCTATATAAGCCCCTTACTCTTCTTCCCTTTCTAGACTACCGGATAACCATAAAAATTCCCTAGGATATGGTCAACCACGCGCCGCCCATCTGGAATACGCCGCTTGCATGCTTACCAGCCAAAGCCTTGTCCGTTGCTATCCTAGGGAATTAGCCCCAAACCCCGCATTCTTTCCGTGTCAAGCCTGAGCCTTTGATCCTCCCGCTACAGGCTTGGTGCTTCTTTCCAGCGTGCCCGATCAATCCTACAACCTTGTCGCCGCACTTCTTACAAGTGAGCCTTACTCCGTTCGGCTTCTTCATTCTACCATCCCCCTATGCGGCATGCGGCCCGCCATTCCGACACGGGCGGAGGTTACAAAGCAAGCATTCTTGGCATGTTGGGCAATACGTCGCCCGTCGGTCGTGAAACCACACCCGGAATTGATACTTAAGTTCCCTCCACAGTCCCCACCGTCCCATGTTCTCCCCCTTCCAATTCTAGGAAATCTGCCGGAATCATTGACACAACCCCCTCTTTACTGAGTAGCCAATAATACCGTTCCCCTTGGATACACCCCACGGCTGAGACTTTCCCGTAGGGCTTGACGTTAGTTCCTAGTGGTATCATATTCTTGCCTCACTGTAGCGAGTGGGGGACTCGACACCCCCTCCGCTCGGGTATTCGGCTATTCCGGGCGTATTCGAGCCTCCCGGTACGCCCCTGTTATTCCCCAAGCCCCCTATTGTCTAGGCGCATGTCCCTTCCATGCCGACTCGCCTCTAAGTCATTTACCAAAAGGCGGAAATCCTCCTTTCCCATTTCCGCCCTTGTATAAACGGCCTAGCAGTCTTTATTCTCTTGATCTTGCGCCGCGAGGTCTGATCCCGCATGTAGCTTTTCGCGGCGTTCGCGGTTTGCCTCGGCAGTCCGTAAAATTGCCTCGTCTCTTCCCACCTTACGTACTAGTTTTTGATACCCTATTCTTAGGATTTGTTCCTCTTCCATTATTCATCCTCCGCTGAAAAAACTAACACCACGAAGCACCAGAGAAACAGGACAAACCACAACCAACGAAACACCATGCGACTCCTTAGAGTCTCGGGCACGGTTTACTTATTCATTATCCTCTTTTTTGAAAGTTCCGGGTAAGTCACCCATCCACACGCATAACAAGACCAGTATCCCGGAAGAATTTCAGACTCCCCCGCTTGGACTATTGATAGCGGCGTAAAAGACACCCCATTTTTCAATTTACAGTGTGGACAATCCATTTTCTTCCTCTTTTGGTATATCCGGCCAACACAGTAGCCCTAGGATCAACGAACAGACTAGACCTTGACCCTTACTATCCCCCCTTTTCCTTTACTTGCTCGAATCATAGCCCGACTTCTTTTATGTCGTTTTAGCCCCAAGTGACGCGTTGAATAGATATGAATAGCCCCGTCTTCTGCCACTCCTAAGGCTTTGCCGCCTTGTGCCTCGGGGTCTGATTCTCTTACAAACGGCCGCTTAGACCGACATCCAGGGCACGGAAACTTTAGTACGATATTTTCCGTTAACCCCGAGTTTTCATGCAAGATAAACCTATGACCACAACCATATTTTGATTGTACCATGATCCCTCCTAGAATGAAAGTAGATTCTCAAGGCAATCTTTGACCGCTTCCTCTTTTCTAGCCTCTTTATACCAGAAACACGCGGGGCATGGTTCTAGCGTATCCCAAAAAAGGGGCGGGTGTAAATGCGTTATGCTCTCCCGGATATTCGGATACTCTCCAGAGCACTTATTCAAAGTGAAGTTTTCAAGCGTAGGCTTTGTCTTTTTCTTTTGTCCTTTTTTTTTCATTCCATCCCCGCCTTATTAAGCATGCCTTGAGCCTCCGCGTTCATTTCCTCCAAAGCCTCCGCCATTGTTTGCGGGCCGGGCGTATTCCCAAAAGCCGCCAAGTGCGTTTGGCACGAGGGGCACTTTTCGGCCGGAAGTGGGCACTTAGAAAAAACGTGAACCCCCGGTGTTGATTCTAGTGGTTTGGGTAGTGCGTGGAGAGGCTTATATTCCCTTCCAAAAATAATGCAACATTGATAGCAGTTAAATACTGATAAACTGCAAAATGACAAGTGGGCATTTTGCTCTACCGTGCGTTCATTTACAGGGATAGCCCTACCCGTACCGAGTACTCTAACATCGTTACCCGCTTGCACTCGTTTTGCTATCTTATCAGCCTCTTTCCGTTGTTTTTTTGACATCCCCATAGGGTGGTTAGTTTGCGTCCCATAGTAGGGATGGGAAGGGGCGGGAACAGAAAATAGCCCATAGTTAGAAAATTTTATCCCGCCTTTTTCGTGCCAATACCCGTACGTAAAGACTTCCCCTTTGCCGTTCATTACGGCAATTCGGTCACTTGTTATCAGTTCCAAAATAGGGAAGCCATGATGGGCCGCAAGGTACGCCATTGCACGCGTATCACTCCAGGGACCACGGGCTAATTGTCGATTCCCCCCAAGGACAGACATTGTCAACGCTTCTTTCCACCCGCTCCAGTGCCCGTTATGCATCAGGACATAAGACGTTTTTCCTTCTAGAGCGTTCTTCCCGTCACGTCGCACGGCGAAGGGATGACAAAGGCTCGCAATCTTTCCCGCAACGGTCGCAATCCGAAAATGGATAAACAGCGGGAGGGGAAGACCACGAATTTCTTTTGCGACTTCTTTCGCCGTCAAGCCTTTTAGATAGCGAACCGCTCCCGTCTCTACCCATGCAATCCCCGCCCCATCAGGGTTTTGCCGTTCTGCCTCAATGAGCATCTTTTCATCGGGTGTCGTTTTTTCGCAGATAATTGCAATACACATACAAACCCTCCCTTGTTAAGATGCCTCTTATCTTTGTCGGGATGCTAAAATATACGATCGGAGTTCTTCCCTAGCATTTCTCGTGCGGGCCGTTTCTCCTACCCTCGCTGCTAAAGATATGGTGGGCGCAAGTACCCCGTTAGATACAGTAGATAATAGTTTTTTGAGTTGTAGCACTTCCGTTTTTTTCGTTAAATCCGGGAGCATTTCGCTCACTTCCTCATTGATTGTCATCAGCTTGGAAGATGCTAAAAATTTATTAGTGAACGCGATGAAATCATTGACCGCCGAGATTGCAAGCTTTGAGTCTTTAAGCATCGGTAACAGTCTGATTTCAATGGTTTTATAGCGGGAATAACAATAATTGATCCCGCAATATCTGGCGTCTCCTTTTCCAGTATGCCATACTTGCTTGTCTGGAAGAAATTGCTTTTTACAATACGAATTATTCCCTGCAAGACGTTCCCAAAAGGCGTTATTTTTGATTGTTTTTTCCGTCCCCCACCCTTTGAAATGCGAATATACCGCGTCAAAATACGACTGTGACACCGTGCGATAATAAAACCCCCGCGTGGTAAAAGATAAGTGTATATGTAGGCCACATGTTTGGTTTACCGCTGCGGGATAGGCAGACTCCAGCCATTGAGAGATATTTTCCGGTTCAGGATTTAAAGGAGAAGAAACGACTTCCCCCCTGTGTATCCATCCACCGTATGTCGGGAAACGTACAATTCCTCCAGTTAAGGTAGCTTTTAGCCCATATTGTTTTAAATATCCTTCGGGGTATGCGTCCCCGGTAGTATCTTCCCGTTCTAGTTCGACACTTCCGTCACCTTGCCAGTTAACCCGTACGCCGGAATTTATAATCCGTTCGCGGCATTTTTCAGTCCACAAGCCTTCGAGTTCGATTCCGACAAGGGCAACTCCCATATCATCCCCTTTTTCGTTTTCGTTTCGGGTAAAAAATAATGCCTAAAGGTCTTGGACTTCCCTTGAGCCTGTAGAGAGTTTTTCCGTTACCGACAAGTTTATTTCTCCCTCTACAGGCGTACAAAAAGACAAGTAAATTTCTTTCGCGGCCCCTTTGAGATTTTCCAAAAAGGTTTGCATGGCGTCCCGCGTCATAGGAACTTCACTATTCAGATTGACGCCACTTCCTAAGCCGACCGTTGTAAGAATCTGAAGATTGACCGACACGCCATCCTGAAGCCATAGTAACGATGGGCTCACCGGATATATCCAGCGGGGAAGACTCAGACTGTCACTAGGATTCAATAGGCTTGGTTGCGTGATTTTCCAGCGTTTCACACTCCCCGCGTGATAAGTCGTACCGTTCGACATTACCTTGAAAAAGTTTTCAAGGATCGGGGAGCGAAGCATCAGAGTCAACCCCGAAGCATTGCGTGTTAGTTTAGCCGATAAGAGTACGCTTTCGGGGTTTTCGGGTGTAGACTCCACGGCCCGTTTTACTACGCTTGGTTCTTCCGGTGTGGTTTCATTTGGCATAGATTGACCCTCCACTTCATCGACAATAATAGCTCCCGCGTTATTCCCATCGACCGCCCGAAAATCTGGTACAGACATTTCCCTAATAGTATAACCATGAGACATTAAGTAGGACGGGTCAACAACGATATGGTTTGTTTCATTATCGGGGGATAAAGGCATTACAACGCCCCCCGGTTGTTGCATCATACGCCTATACGCTTGTAACTGTACCCAAGCCCCCGAAGCTCCTTGTGAAACTCTTTCCCTCATTACGCGGTTTGATTCTTCTTCCTGTGCTTCCCGTGCGCGGCGGGTGTCAATGCATGATTGACATCCAGGATCGGCGCAAGTTCCCCGCTCTCCGTTAGATAAAATTCGGTTATATGGTTCGTACGGCGACTCTGGCATTATTGGCCCCTTACAGGAGAAAAGGCCGAGTGCTGTTCGCCATCCCTAGCCCGAGATTCATAGGGGAAACGAGTCAACACCCGGCCCTTCATCATGCCCCCTCTTTACCGATACAGGACGACCCGGACACGCCCGGATCGAGTTGTGGGAAGTGCGAAATCCGCCGATACGCCCGCGTACCGCGTGATTTTCCCTCCTGATCGGAAATTCATCAGAGAGACGGTTTTCCCGGTAGGCGTTTTCGCCACAAGGTCAATCCCTCCCGCCGCCGCATTCTCAAGATACAACTCGGTATCTTGAGAAGCCGCATTACGAATCTTTAAAGCCATTGAATCACCCCCTTTCAGTTTTTGATTCTTGAAAAATGCGACAAGCGCCACCACGTTTTGTACGATACCATAGCCCCTTTTCCTTTGTCAAGTAAAAACTTTCCACTCCCTGTTAAGAGTAAGACTTTTTACGCCTTGACTTTATTCCTTGATATGATGCCGAAAGCACGTTGATTCGATGCCACAATCACGACAACCTTTTTGCGGACCTTGTGGCCCTGTTTGGCATTGTAAGCACTTTCTATCCCATACAATCACCCTCCCGCACTGGCAGGGGTGCGGCTTTGGCTCAATAACAGGCTTGAACCGCTCCCGGAATCTTCCGGGGGATGCTGTGGTGGAGAAATCACATTCAATCAACCGTGGGCGTTTCATGCTAACCCCCGCCATTGATTGTAGGCGTTCGTCGCATCCTTGCCCGCTCTGAACCCTACGTCAAACCCTTCCCGCCGTGCGTTGTCAATGAGGGATTGTACCCTCTCCCTCAATTGTGTGTCAAGGTCCCTCCGTTCACCCTCAAGGCGTTCAACCTCGGCGAGCACTCCAGCCGGTAGATTTGATCCGTGTTGAGTCATGGCTTAACCCTCCCCGTGAAGTGGATGGTTTGTATCTGGCATTGATACATAAACAAGTAGCTCCCCCATGCCCTGTATAGGTGCACGTCTTATGCCAGCCTGTAGAGCCCCTACGTTGCTTGTTTTATGTTATGAATGATAATTATTGTCATTTTACTATGTAATTAGTTTCTTTCTTTTGTGGTTTGTTTTTTGCATAAAGATTTATCTTGACATTTATTTCAAAATATGCTATACTAGCCTTAGTTATAGCGCACTAAGGCAGTATAGAGCGCCCCCAAAGGGGCGCAATTGACCTTTGATTGTACGATAAGCACAAGGTTGACTCTTTTGTTTGGGTATTTGTTTCATCCTGATTGATTATACTCTCTAAACAATTGAGTTGTCAAGATTATTCTATCTTTTGTGTGTGTGATATATGCAACAAATAGGTGTGTTATAAATACCACACTCGGGGACCTTTGCCGCCCCGTTGCTATGGCTTCCCCATCTACACTAAGACGCTATAATCTAATACAATAATAAAGTGCTACTGTAACGCTCTATGATAACATGCTATTATATATAGCTATAATAGAATGCTATGATAGAATGCTACAATAACACTCTACATATACACTTACATATACAATTACTTATAACATATCAACAATAATTGTAGGTGTAGGTGTATATGTTAGTGTATTGATATAACAAAGTGCTATAGCGCTCTCGGGTCAGGGGGGGTATGTGCGTGAAAGGGAATACCTTTTCTTACTATACTAGGAGGTACGCGAAGAGTTTTCCCCAATTTATTCAACCCCTTATCGGCTTCGAAGCCGCTTTGCCTGTTGGGAATCGAACCCATCCCTCCGTCGAGAGGGTCAGCCAGACCTCGGGGTATATTACTTATTAAATTGAGAGAACACATAAAGTACATGAATAACTTGAATGAGATTAAAACCGAGTAAATAGCTGCTTGACATCCCGATAAGTATTCCTATAACAAGACTAGTCCAAAATACCTTCATTTTCAATCTCCTATGATGACTATATCATGGGTTTGATGTTCAGTCAAGAGATTTATTTTCATTAAAGTAAAAATAATGCTTGACAAAGAGTAAAAAGTGTGTTATGATAGGTTTAACGGTCAAGTTATCTCACGGGGCTGTAGCTCAGTTGGGAGAGCGCCTGGCCTGCAACCAGGGGGTCGCCGGATCGTACCCGGCCAGTTCCACCACATCTGCCCTTTTAGCTTAACAGGCAAAGCATCGGTCTTGTAAACCGACATTCGGCGTTCGAGTCGTCGAAGGGGCTCCACCCGGAATCATCTTTTCATCTGAAGGAGAACAACGCACATGGCATCGAACAGACTCAGTACCAGCATGTCCAACCCGGCCAACAAGTACGGCTCGTATCTGGCCGATCAGTTGGCCCTCGCCAAGGGCGGAAACCCCGCAGGCACCACGTACTACGTGAATGCCGATCCGGGTGATCCGGGTCTTGACACCGCAGACGGGCTCACCCCGCAGACGGCGTTTCTTACGATGGGAAAGGCCCTCTCGACCGCTCAGACCCTCG